TTTTGTTTTTGTTTTAATTTTACTTCCTTGTATTTGATCTTTCCAATCACCGCTTTTAAAAAAGTCTATAAAACCTTCGTATAATTCTTTAACACCTTGATCACTATTGTTCCAAACACCAAATGCATCTTTAACATCATTACCTGTTGTGTATGGTCCACCGGCCATTTCTTCTGTTTGTTCAATCATCATAATACCTTCACCTTCTTCTGGTGATCCTAGACGTCTGTTTACTCTACCACCTTTAGCGAACGATGTACTATATTCAGCAGTTTGTGATGTAACAAAATCTTCTACTTCTTTGTTATAAGTATCTGCATCTGTGTCCGCAGTTGGTGGATTTAGATTTGTATAGTATCTTCTTAGATAAACTTTTAATGATTCAGGGTCTTGTTTAATTGATTCAATTTCTTCTTCTTCCAAACCTTGACTAGCTAAGAATCCTGTAAGACCTATAGCTCCTGTTAGTCCTTTTACGCCACCAGGGAACTTGCTAAATAGACCTTTTTTTAATCCAGCTTCTTGTGCGGCTCTAAACGATCCTTCGGCAGCACCTGCTCCACCAGCAAAAAATCCAGCTCCTGGTAAATTACTAAGAGAAAACCCTGGAGTAGATAAACCAGCTCTCTGTAATCCAAATAAATTACCGCCACCCGCATAATACGCTCCACCTGCTAATAATGCAGCTTTACCTAGATCTGAACTAACTATATTTTTAGCAGCTTTAGATACACCTTTAACAGCTTTCTTTACAATACTACCTAATCCGTAGTGTTGTCTTACTGACATATTAGTAATGCCACCTCTGTTTTGTAATTGTCTAGCTATTTGTGTTCTTGTTATTGCCATAATTTATAAATAATTGTTAGTAAAGGCAGGCGTAGAAATCCTGTAATTTAGCACTTTATTTGATTTTTTCGTCTTCGTCAACGACTTTACTTGTAGCTACAAGGTCATCCATGAACCTACCAGCGTACCTATATTCACCAGTATGGCCTAATTCATCATCAATATAAAGGTATATTTTACCCCCTATTTCAGTCCATCTTTTACAGAAACCAAAGTCTTCTCCGTAGAAGTGTTTTGTTTTAGGATCGTGTACACAATCAAAGAAGTTATAAAAATTAGGTCTTCTAACTTTTTCACCATTTAAATAAGTATCTTGTACTATTTCAAGATCTGGATAAGCTTTAATCATCTTTTCAATAACATTTCTTTTAATAAGCATACAGCCAGTTGGTGCATGAGTAACCTCAGTTTCTCCATCGGTTACTTCAATAGCTGAAACATCTGGTACTTTGATAGGAAATGTATAACCATATTTTAAAAAGTCTTTATCATTCTTAAAATCTTCATCTTTCATTCTTCTATAAACAGATCCTTGATTAATAAACTTCATAGGATAAGGAGCAGCTATAATATCTCTATCTTTCTCCAACATCTTAAATATTGTCTTTGTATCAAAATCTACGTCTGAATCTATAAATAACATATGAGTGTAATTCTCTTTATCAGAAACAAAATCAGCAGCGCATATGTTTCTACCTTGTTGAACTAAAGACGATTTAATAAGATGAAAACTAACTAGTATATTTTTAGTCATACATGCCATTTGAAATTTAAGTAGAGATCTAACATAATGAATACCTACTTCACTATGTACAGGTGTAGCCACCATAATTCTATATTTAGATTGAGGTGGTAATGTATGTCCTTTTAATTGTTCTGTTAGATCTATTGTTTGCACCGCTCCCTTATCAAACCAAATAGGGTCATTAGATTTTTCTTGCATCACTTGTTATTCCAGTTAAAAATTGTGTCCAGGTTGCAGCTTGTTTAGGCCAACTATAATACAGATTGTAAAAATCACTCTGTCTTTTTAAATGATCTTGAATAGGTTTAAGAGTAATCGCTTCTGCCCCTTGTTTAATAGCTTGTGCAAATTTAAAAGCCAGCCTTCTGTGATTATTATCGTAAGGTACATAAATACCAAACTCAGAACAAGTTTCTGCTAAAGCTCCTAAGTTTGTTACAATTGTATAAAGGCCTGCTGCCATAGATTCTATAGCTGAAATACAAGATGTCTCTTCCCAGATACTCGGGTAAACAAACATATGATAATCTTTTAAATGTTCTTTAATATAACTATTAGGTTTATAACCTATATAGTTTACATTTTTTAATTGTTTAGCTTGTTCATATAAACCTTTGTATTCTTTATCATTCTGTTCATAAAAAGCTTTACCGTATATCTCTGTAGATGAATAAACATCTAAAGTAATCAAGGGGTGATTTACTAATTGCATAGCCCCAAGCAATACATTTAACCCTCTCCAAGGAGTTATTTGATGTATAATTTTTATAGGTTTATCTTTTTCGTAAACAGGAGCAGGTTCTATTTTACTTATACCGTTCTTAATAATCATACATTTGCCTCTATCTAAATCAAACTTTTTAGTAAAATTTTCAAAGTTCCAATGACTATTAAATACATACCAATCATATTTAGTGTGATTATTTTTATCTTTAAACCAAGGATAGATATTGGGTTGATCCCAAGAATTTTTCTGCCAAAGAATATTTATTTTATCTTTTGATAATGGAATTTTTTCTGGAACAGATGTTGTAATTTGTACTTTACTTAATAGTTGAAGATCTACGTATTGAGTTAGATATTCTAGCTGTAGTTCCGTCCCACCTTTAGGTGTTGGATTTATTGTCATTATTCATTACTTTCTGAAATAAGTCTAAATTTTTAGGGTCAACTGTAACTTCACAATCAACCACAATGTCAGGACCTTCTACTTTCTCTTTGTAGATTTCTCCTGTCTTTTTATTACGATAAGTATATTTAGTTATACACTTAATCTTTGTTATATCATCCATTCTGATCTTCTCTATTTACTAGAGCATAACTTACAAATCCCGTTATAGTGTCTGCAGTGTCTGCTTGCATCTTTATAACATCGCCCGCTTCTAAATTCAAGGTATTAGAAAGCATATTTTTAAAATCTTTATTAAGCTGTGCATGACTTATTTCAGTATCACTACCACCAGATTTTTTTAAATAAAGATCTACATCAACGTTAGATGCCGCTTCATGACTGGCTTGAACAGTTTTAACAATAGCATAGGCACTAGTGTTAATAGTTAACACTGTTGTTAAATTTGTAGTGGTTAAATCAATTACTGCGCTTTTATATAATACTGCCATTATGCTAAAAAATAATTATAAATATCTTGTTCTTCTTTTAAATCTTGTTGAAAAGAAAAATTAAGTTGTTGTTTTAAAGTCTCTAATGCTTCTAAAATTTGACGTTGATTAGATGGATCATACGTTGGCGCCGGTTCTGGTATATAATTAATTATTTTAGCCATTATCTTCTACCATCTGGTCTTGTATCCAATCTAAGAGAACCATATCTCCAAGACTCTCCTACTGCCGTGTTTTCAAATTTCACACTTACTAATCTTCCTCTTGCTCTAGTATCTATCTTATCAGTGGTTGAGGTAACTGTAAAGGGTCCTAAAGGTGAACTAGTCTGAGTGTCAGATGGATAGTCTGATATAAATAAAGTAACTTGGTTATTACCCACAATCTCTTTATAGTCAGGAATAAACCTGCTTACTGAAGCAAAAAATTCACCATCAGCAATGTCAAAATCTCCAGATCTTATAAACCCTTGAATAGCAGATGTACCCGTGCTGTTAACTTGATCTACACCTTTTTCATGTTCATATAAAACTGTGGCCCCATCTCTGTTAGTAATTCCTGATATTGGAAAGAAAGGGGTATCTGACGGACTGTTAGAATCTGTAGATCCGTTTGGAATATAATCAGTAGCATAAGGTCTTTCAAAAACAGCTGCATCCATATAAGTTGTTCTATCTAATGTGCTTGTGTGCCAGCTATTTTCTGCATAATTATAAGTAACACATCTATCAACTTGCAAAGAATTTTCTGTTGGATAAAACCAATTTACTTCAGTGTACAAACTATTGTGGCCTGCATAAATAATTTCATTGGCATCAAAATTAAGACCTGGATTACCATCACCTGTAGTAAATACAAAGTCTTCTACTAAACAAGGTATTTGTTTTACTGTTCCATCAAATGCAAAAAACCCACCTGCTTGACCCATCCAGTAAACAGCACCTTGAGCAAAAACAACAGCGTGTTGTCCTAAACATCCGCAGTTAGTCCCCACTTGTCTAATACTAAATGTAAATGGTGGTCCTACAAATTGAGCTACATAAGCAGCTTGATCTGTTAAAATTAAAACATAATCTTTACCTTGAACGGCGGCGGTAATTTTATTTCCTGTATCTAATCTAAATGTACCAGCAGTATTTGTTGCTGTCGGTGTGTATACGTTTAATGTTTCTTGATTAGTGAACCTGATAAACATAGGGTCTTGTGTCGTTGCATCAGTCATATCCGTTAAAGCACCAAACTGAAATAAATGTCTATCTCTGTCTGAGAATAAAGATAACGTTGAAACCATA